AACTTCTGGCGCGATCTGATCGAGCACAAGAGCGTCGTGAAAACTTACGAGGGTACCCAGTACGCCTCGGCGCTGCGTGCTGACGGCCGCGAGTCGTTCGAGTTCGGCGGTATCACCTGGGAGCGCTATCGCGGCAAGGTTGCAGGTATCTCGTTCGTGCACGACGACGAAGCCCGCCTTGTACCAGTGGGTGTGCCAGGGCTGTGCATCACCCGCTTCGCGCCGGCCGACTATATGGACACGGTCAACACCGAGGGGCTGCCGTACTACAGCCAGCTAGAAATGATGCCCTTCAAGAAGGGCGTGGCTGGTGAGGCGCAGTCGAACCCGCTACACCTGGTGACCCGCCCCCGCGCAATCATCCGCTTGACGCGCTGACGATGGCCTTCCGTGAACTGCTGGACGACGTCGATGACACTGTGTTCGAGGTTCTTGGAGATCGCGCTCTGATCGAGGGGCGTGAGGTGCAGGGGATGTTCTCTGCGCCTTGGCTCCAGCCCAAGCTCGGCCAGATCCGAACGGCCCTGCGGGAGCCGCACCTGGTGATCCGGGTCGGCGACAACGCGGGTGTCGAGGCGAGGCAGCAGGTGTTCATCGATCTGCCGCCAGATGATGGCGGTGGAGTTTACACCGTCGTGGCGTCCGAACCGGGCGGTGATGGCCTGGTCACGCTTGTGCTGAGGAAAACACCATGAGTGTTGGCAGCTACCACAAGCAGTCAGCCCTCGGCGGGATGATCTCGCTGCGGGTCGACCCGCAGGACTTGAAGGCCTTTCAGGACTTCGCGCAATTGCTCCCCAAGGCGGTTGCAGCAGCGCAGCGGCGAGCCATTAACAAGGTTCTCCGCTGGCTTCGGACTCACATTGCCCGCGATGTCGGCCGTCAAGAGCGCATTGCAATCGCTGCGGTGCGACAGCGTCTCAAGGCGTTCCCGGTCTCTAGCAATGGGCTGGGACGCCTGTGGTTTGGCATCAACCCCATCGAAGCAAGCCGGGCAGGCCGGCCGCGCCAAAGTCGCTCAGGGGTATCTGTGGCCGGGCGTCGCTATGAGGGCGCTTTCTTCAAGCGTGTCTACGGCGGTAGCCCTGACATCTGGATTCGTACAGCCAGCAAGCACTTCGACGCGAACGACTACCCCGACAGCGAAGTGTCGAGCGGTGGCGGTCGCAGATCCGGTTGGATCTCGGAGAACGACAGCCGCTTCCCTGTGGCCAAGGCGAAGATCTCGCTGGATGACACCCGGGCTCACTTCGAGAACTGGACCAAACAAGCGCATGAGCGCCTGCAGGTCGTCATGGAACAGGAAATGAACTTCGAGTTGCAGAAGTATTTGCGGAGGTCGGGCAATGGCTGACGATCCGATACCTCTCGGGCAGGTGTACACCGCGATAGAGGAACACATCAAGGAAGCGATCCCTGGTCTGGCCTATGTCGGGACCATGCCAGAGGGCATCAGGGCAATCTCGCCACCAGCAGTGGTCATCGAGTTGGCAGGGTTCGAAGCGGCAGAAAAGGACCCAGGCACCGGTGAGGTCGCGGTGGAAGCGCGGTTCGAAGCCCGCGTCATCGTTGGCCAAGAGGAGGCGAACTGCTTGCACGTGGCTGCATTCGTGGCTGCGCAGCTTACGGTGCTGCTGCGGATGCAGTCCTGGGGCCTGCCAGTGGAGTTTGCTGAATTTGTCCGTGCGGAGCGGGACTGGACTCGCCCTGAGCTGGATGGCTATGCCGTTTGGGTCGTGGAGTGGGTGCAGGTTATCTATCTCGGCGTCGAGGAATGGCCATGGCCTAACCAGCCGCCTGGCGGTTTGGTGTTTGGCTTCAGCCCTGATACTGGTCCCGGCAGCGAACATCAGTACCAGGCACCGGAGGACATGGCATGAGTTACACGTCCGCCCAGCATGACCGCATGTTGGCCTGCTTGGTGATCCCCTGCACGGTGGTGGCTGTCGACTTGGCGGCGGCCCGGGTGCGGGTCTCGGATGGCGGCAACTGGACGAGCGCCTGGGTTCGCTGGCACGCGCAGGCCGCTGGCAAGGCCCGTCACTGGCGGTCGCCGACCTTGGGCGAGCAGGGGGTGTTGGTCAGTCCGAGCGGCGAGCCGGCGCAGGGCACCTTCGTACCGGGCTTGTACGGGAATGCCGGTGATCAGCCGGACAACCGCGACCATGTCGAGGTTTGGCGCTTCGATGACGGTGGTTCCCTGGTCTACGACTGGGCGGTCAGCAGTTACAACATCAAGGTGCCGTCAGGCACGGTAACCATTGAGGTCGGTGGTACCAAGGCGGTGCTCACCGACAACGCCATCACAGCTGAATCGGCGAGCATCACGCTCACCGGTAACGTCAGGATCGTAGGGCCGCTGCAGGTCACAGGCGACATCAACGGTGGCGGCCGGATCATTGATACGGCCGGCAACACGGCCAACCACAAACACTGAGTCGAGCCCGCAAATGCGGGTTTTTTTGTATCTGGAGGAAGCATGGCCAAAGCAGAGAAAGAGGCTCCCGCAGAGGGCGCGGGTCAGGAGATCACCGCAGTGCCGGACCCGGTCCAGCCGGTCACCTTTCGGGATAAGGACTACAAGGAGCGCGTGCTGCTCATGCCGAACTTTCGGGAGTTGCGGGTCACGCGGGCTCGGGTGGTGGTGATGGGAGATGACTCGGAGGCCATTGCTTTCCTGCGTAAGCGTCCCGACTTCGAGCAGCAGCAGGGATAGGCCCATGATCGGACTGGATCGCCGCACGGGCCTGCCGCTGTCCGGCACAGCCCATTTGAAACAGTCCGTTGAGGACATCCTGACGACCCCCGTCGGTAGCCGCCGTATGCGGCCTGAGTACGGCAGCAGTCTGCGCCGCTATGTCGACTTGCCGGTGAACGATGGCTGGAAAAGCGCGGTGCAGGCAGAGGTAGCGCGTGCCCTTGGGCGCTGGGAGCCACGTTTGAAGCTGGAGCGGGTACGCGTCACCGCGGTGGTCGGCGGGCAAATCACGCTGTCGCTCACCGGCGCCTACCTCGGTGACAGCGTCGTATTGGAGGTGAGTGCATGAGCGCAATTGACCTGTCCCAGCTGCCAGCGCCGCAGGTGCTGGAAGACTTGGACTATGAGGCGCTGTATCAAGCCGACTTGGCCACCTTCCGTGCGCACATGGGCGACAACTGGAGCGCGGCGCTTGAAAGCGACCCGGTGACCAAGCTGCTGGAGGTCGGCGCCTACCGCAAGCTGCTCAGCCGTTCGCGGATCAACGACGCGGCCAAGGCGCTGCTGCTGGCCTTTGCCCAAGGCTCCGACCTCGACCAGCTGGCCGCCAATGTCAGTTTGTCGCGCCTGGTGGTTCAGGCTGAGGACCGGACAGCGGTGCCACCGGTACCGGCGGTGCTGGAGGAGGACGACGCCCTGCGCGAGCGGGTGCAGCTGGTTTATGAAGGGCTGACCACGGCCGGTCCCCGTAACAGTTACATCCTGCACGCACGCAACGCCTCCGGCCTGGTGGCCGATGCCACGGCTGAGAGCCCGTCACCGGCGGTCGTGCATGTCACGGTGTTGGCCCTGGAGGGCAACGGCACGGCCTCGGCCGAGCTGCTGGCCACAGTTGACGCATACCTGAGCGACGACGACGTGCGGCCGGTGGCGGATCGGGTGGTGGTGCAGAGCGCTGAAATTCTGCCGTATCAGATCAACGCCAAGCTTTATATGGCGAGCACCGGCCCGGAAAGCGAGGGCGTGCTGGAGCAGTGCAGGGCGCGCCTGACGGCATGGATGAACCCTCGGCGTCGGCTCGGGGTGGAGGTCTCCCGCTCGGCGGTCGACGCTCAATTGCATATCGACGGGGTCAGCCGCGTCGAGCTGGCGGGCTGGGTGGATGTCCGCCCGAGCAAGTCCCAAGCAGCCTGGTGCACGGGGTTTACCGTCGAGCGGGGTGATTGATGAGCAGCTTGCTCCCGCTCAACCGCACGCCTCTGGAGAGCGCCCTGGAGGCTGCTGCCGACGAAGACCTGGCGATCATGCTGCGCCGCCTCTACAACCCCGACACCTGCCCGGCCCGCCTGCTGTACCTGCTGGCCTGGGCGTGGTCGGTTGACCGCTGGGACGACCGGTGGTCAGAGGCGGTCAAGCGCTCGGTG